TCAACTGATGCTGCAGGGGAGGCACTTGCGCCCGTCGAGAAGGTCGCGCTCGACCCCGAAGTGGTCGTGACGAAAGGCTAGAAGAACGGCGCCGGAGGCCGCTGACTGCCGGAGATTGGAGGACAAGATATATCATATGGTTAAATACAATATTATATAATATAGTTTGCAGTACTAATAAAATATGTATTAGGCTTTATACAAAAGCCGGCAGGAGACATTATGCAACAGAAAATAAGAGCATCACCTTCAACTAGGAGGACTAGAATGAATATTACTCCGACGCCTGTTCCTTTCATAACAAAAGAAATGTTTGAAACCGCTGGTAAACATTTAAGCATTCTTATCGCTTTCATTGTTGCATTCTTCGGATTTAAGAAATGGCTGAAGGGTGTGCTTGAAAAAAGAAGAATCAAGAAAGGCCAGCTTGCTAGTATTGAGGCTTGTATGTGTGAATTGAAGAATAGTATTTCAGATATAAAAGAGAATCAAATAGCAATGAACGATGCAAGAAACTTAGCTCGTCAAGAAGATGGCAAGATCAGGCAAAATCTATACATGGGACAAATTGCAGTAATTTCTGCAGTAAGAGAATTAGCTGAACACCAGGGTTTAAAGATCAATGGTCCTGTTCAGTATTATTACGAGCAGAATATTGACGCATTAAGAACAGGCCTTGGCATGGAAACAATTGAATTGAAGAAGGGTGGAAATTAAAATGGAAGCCATGACACTTGCTTATCTTGGTACTATTGTTGGAATGACTGCCACTGTGCTTCTTATTGTTCAGTATACTAAGCCTATGAAGTGGATCAAGAAGATTGATACCAGGGTTTATGTACTGATTCTTTCTGTTGTCCTTAGTGTTATTGTTAATGTGTTTGTTAACAATGATGACTTGCTTTCTTATTTTCTTTGTCTGGTAAATGCATTCATCGTCGCGACTAGTGCAATGGGATCATATCAGATTTCTTTTGCTAGTTCTGATGCTGCAAAGAAAGCAGCACTTAATGATGGTGGGGCGGTGTCTGGAGAATGAAAGCATTTGCATTTGTTGCTGCTGCACAGAAGGCAATCGGCGATCCATACTGGTATGCATGCTATGGTCAGATTGCAACACAGGCTTTGCTGGATTATAAGTCAATTACTCAGTATCCTGCTCAGTATGCTGCTCATATTGCAAAATGCAAGACTCAGTTTGGCCGCAGGGTATGGGACTGTGTTGGATTGATAAAAGGGATTGTTTGGGAAAATGATTTCGGCGGTAAATATCAAGCGATTAGCGATAAGTCTGCTGATGGCATGTTTGCGCTTTGTTATGAAAAAGGACCTATTTCTACGATTCCAGAAATCCCAGGATTAGTGCTTCATCTTGGCGGTCATATTGGTATTTATGAAGGCGCCGGTAAGGTGATTGAGGCTAGGAGTTTTGGATATGGAGTGGTTAGAACCCTGCTTAAGGATAGGTTCTTTACTGAGTGGGGTAAGTGTCATCTTATTGATTATTCAGTTGCGCCTACTGATTGGCAGTCAAAGGCTCTTGAGCTTGAATCAAAATTATCTGCTATTGCTGTTGAAAACAATTCACTTAAACAGCAGGTAAGCACACTTAATGCATCAGTAAGTCAGCTTAATGGCAAGGTTTCAACTCAGAGTGTCCGGATCACTTCAGACAAATTGGAAATTGATGCCCTTAAGAAGAATGTTGCTGAAGTGACGGGAATGGCAGACTTAAACGTAGGGCTGCTTAAGGAAGCAAGGACTAAGCTGAATGAACTGCGACTGCACCTTCGTAGTTTGATTGCTTTCACTGATGAGCCAGACGAATAATAGGCTGACCAGAACTGTAATCAGATTGTTAAAAGTCGCTATTTACAAATGAATTATGGTATGATATGATGTAATCATACGGTAGGAATTGGCCTACCACATAGTACACTTGGAGGTGTAGGATGAACGGATTTGAGACCGCAGTAACCAATCACTTGAAGGAAAATGAATTTGTTCAGAAGGTTGAAGGAAGCATTTTCTGGTATAAAAAGATAAATGATCAGGTTGAATATACTGTATTTGTTGAAAAGGATTTTGTTGAATTAAGAATGTTTGTTTTTGACAAGATTGAAAAATACAAGATATATTATTCTGGTCCTAGATTTAGAAATGCGCTTAAGGCTTCTTTGGAATGGTCTTATAACAAGTATTGCTAAAAGGATGGAGGGGAGTAATTTCCCCCTCCTACTTTGTAAAATAATATTCCTTTGAGGGGGTAGAAATGAAATTAGAATTTGTAATAAACCCTGATAAATCCAGAGCTTATGTGAAGATAAATGGTTCAATCGAATTCTTAATTGGTGCTGATTTATTTCTTGATGGTTATTATAATGTCTTAGTAAACAAAGGCTGGCCAATAGGTACTTTCTGCATGTGCCCTGTAAATGATTTGCAAATTGATAATGGACTGGAAGGGTATAGGCATCCATCATTTGAATCGGCAAAAGCATGGATTATCCGGAAGATCCGGACTGGGGAACCGATCATAACCCTATTTTAGGGTATGAAATAGTAGAAGGAGGAAATGTTAGTATGAAGTCTCGGTACAACAAGAATTATCTTCTGTTCAATCTCTTCTGGATCAGCATTCGTAAGGCACCTAGAATTAAGTTTAGGAAGCGCAAGGTAGAAATCAGGAGGATCAGTCTATGATGGACAAGAAGTTGATGGAAGCGGAAAAGCTAGATAAATTGATTTTGATTGCAAAGGAATATGCAATCGCAAACAGATGCCATATGCGTAAGAGTATTCTTATAGAAAAGATACTCGAAGCAGATAAGTTGAAGAATAAGCAACGTTATATCAGCAATGCAAAGTCTGCAGACATTATTGCATTCAAACTTCCAAACGGCAGAGCATTATCTGGAATGATCATCAAACTGAATGAGGAATCGTTTTACGTCGAGACCAAGAATGGTCGATGTTTTACGGTGCCTCATGTTGATGTAATCTGGGTGAAGACGAATGGGCGCTGGCCTAGGCCGGTATATCTGCTTTTGAAAGGCGGTACTGATAATGGATCTGCAGGGAATAAAACAGCAAATTGTTAGTGCATTAGTTCTTCAAATAGAAATAGAAAAGAAGAATGTAATATATAAAGAATTGAAGAAGGGAATCCAAACTTTCTTTGATGAAGATCCTGTAGCCAAAAAGGAAAAGAAAATAGTTGTGCAGGGCCGCAACAAAGATATTATTGTCAAGCCAATACGCAGAGTCAGTATGAATTTCCTTCCTGAAAAATTGAAGGGAAAATTGAGCAAAGAAAAATTCAACAAAGTGGTTGAAAAGAAATATGTTATCACGGATTATATCGGCGTTGCTGAATTGTTGAAGAAATATAAAGTACCGCCTTCTGAATTCAAACAATTCATTGATGTTGAAATGACTCCAAAAATGGAAGCAATCCGTGAAATGTATTCTCTTGGTGATTTAACTGTTGAAGAACTGAAGGATACTTATGAAGTCAAAATATCTAAGTTCGTAAAAATCGAAACAGTAGGTAAGGAATATGACGAGTGATTTGATGAAAGTGATGCATTATTATTCTCTTCTAGAGGATAGTGCAACTTACAAAATCATTTGTCCATTTCACGAAGATGTAAATCCATCAATGATGATCAACCTTGAGAATAATAGCTTCTTTTGTTTTGGGTGCAATGTTTCTGGTGATGCTTTTAAGTTTGTCAAATTGATGAATAAGAACCTCGATGATTTGAAGGCTTATATTAAATACTATAGAATATTAAGAAGCAGAAAAACAATAAGCCTAAAAACAAAGATGGTAATTAAACATGTTGACAGCCAACAAGCAACAATAGAAGCAGCAGATTATTATAATGGCCTTTCATTAACTGATTGGTCTAAAGATAATTCTGAAATAAAAGAATATATGAAGAAGAGAGGATTCGATGAAAGATCATTGACTCTGGCAAAAGCAAAAATAAACTACAACAATTCTTATCCAATCATATTTCCAATGTTTGACAATGATAAGTTTAGAGGTTGGGTTTGCAGAACAAATAATAAAGATGTTGAAAAGAAACGTAAATACTTATATAATACTGGATTTAGTAGAAGAGACACTTTAGTTGGTAGTTACCAAGCAAGCACAGTAATTATTGTTGAAGGATATATGGATTGGCTTAAGCTTAAACAATTTGGTGTAAAGAATGCAGTTGCTATCCTTGGTTGGAAAATGACTGCGCATCAAATAACTAAATTGAAGGAAGCAGGAGTCAAAACAATCATATCTGCATTAGACAATGATGATTGTGGCAAAAGAGGAACTAAATATCTTAAGAGTTTCTTCAACGTAATTCAGTTTTATTTTCCAAGGAATATCAAGGACCCAGGAGAAATGGATCAAGCAACGTTCAAGAAGTGTAAGACTAAAACAATCAGAAAAATGGAGGAGAATAATAATGGGACTCGTTGATGACATCAAGAATCAGGTCAAGAAGTCTGGATCCAACAAAGGTAAGTTCATCTATTTCAAGCCAGGCAACAAGGTGCGTATCCGCTTCTTGAATGATATGGAGGACGGCATCAAGGTTCTTTTCCATGACAGTTTTGGTAAGGGAATCAATCAGCCTTGCCAGGAACTTTACGGAAGAAATTGCCAGCATCATGATGAAGAAGAAATTCGCCACCGCGATAATTATGTCTGGAGCGTATGGGACCATGAGGCCAAGGAAGTCAGACTGTTCATGTCACCTGTCAACAGTTTCACGGCCATCCCTGCACTCATCGGAATGTATGAAACTTATGGTACCCTTCTTGACAGAGATTATGTGCTGACAAAGAATGGCCAAGGTCAAAATTCATCCTTCTCCGTGGTGCCTATGGATAAGTCTAAGTTCTCCAACACGAAGACTAAGCCATATACAAAGAATAAGATCATGGAAATGATTGATAAGGCATTCCCTGGCGAGGATGAAGAATCCGAAGATACCGGCAGGAAGAAGAAGCCTGCAAAGAACGATGTTGCAGACAATAATTCTTATGGTGAATATGAAACGAAGGAACTTTACGAGCTTTGCATCGAGCGCGGGCTGAAGGCAGAAAAGAAGAAGCCAAAGAATTATTATGTTGAAATGCTTGAGGAAGACGATGCTGAAAATGCAGATGAAGAAGACAATGGTGAAGATTATTCTTCAATGTCTGCAAAGGAATTATATACGCAGTGTATTGATAAGGGTATCAAGGTTGAGCAGAAGAAGCCGAAGGAATACTATATCAAAAAGCTAGAAGAAGAAAAGGAAGAAGAATGGGGTGACGATGATGAAGAAGAATCTGAGGACTGGTGAGATAACTGAACCGCTTCTGATGAATCGAGACTCAACCGCTGTTGATCCTGAAGAAGACACTAACGATATTCCATTGCCTTCGGTTGAAGATTCGCCTGACTCATCGTGGGGACTCCTATATGATTCACAGGTTGAATTTCAGAAGTCAGTAACTGAAATGATTGGTGGATTGCCGGCAGATAATATTCATTGGTTTGGATATCATGTTAGAGCGATGGTAGAAGAACTTGGCGAATTGCTTTCTGCTGATAAGCGGTGGAAGACTCATCGTAATATCCATTTTGATCGCGAAGAAAAGCTTGATGAATTGGCTGACGTATTTATCACTGCAATGAATCTAGGTATTTTCTCTGGTATTAGTGCACAAGAATTGTATGATCATATTGAAACAAAGATCAGAAAAAATACAGAGAAATGGTGGGCAAAGGAAAATGCTAACAATATTTGAAGGTTCAAATCGTGTAGGTAAGACTTCAATCATCAAGAAGCTAGATCCATTTGGTAAAGCAATAATCATAAACAATAGATGGATCAATGATCTGATGGTTGACAGGCAACAGGAAAGTCTAATATCTGCAATGTCAATGCTTGATGTGATAGAGGCCGCAAAGGAAACTGATTTCATATTGGATAGATTCCATTTGTCAGAATATATTTATGGTATTATGCAGAGAGGATATACCAATGAGAAGATGTTCTCCATCATTGATGAAAGGCTTGCGTCATGGGGGCCTAATGTTCTCCTGGTTCTTGTACATTCTGACTATATGCACGTTTCATCTGTGCCAGGTTTGGAGATGTGGAAGTCAATTCAAAGGCAATTCAATGTAGCATATGATCGTTCAAAGATCGAAAACAAGATGGTAATTAAATTGGAGGCATTGAAATGAAAAGCATTCAAATCCAATTGACTACCGAGTGTAATCAGAAATGTGTAATGTGCAGAAAATATACTTGGCCTAGAAGGGAAATGCCGATTGCAACTGCAAAAGAATTCATCAATAAATATTCTGGCTGTACATTCACTTTCTCTGGTGGCGATCCTCTTAGTTATTCTAATCTAAAGGAATTGACTGAATATCTGATTCATAACCATATTCATTATCAGGTATTCACAAATCTTGCATACACTTTGAATAAAGATATGTTTGAATTTCTTGATCATGCAAAGTGTGTGCAGGTAAGTCTTGATGGACCTGATGAAGACACATATCGTAAGGTCAGAGGAAAGGATGCAAACTTTGCTGCATTGCTATTTAATTCTTGCTTATTCCCAGGTAAGATTAAATACAATACGGTAATTTCAAAGGCCAATTTTGATAAGATCATTGGCCTTGCATCGCTTGCATATTCTATGAGCCATCCAATTAGATTCTGGCCTGTGCATACACATGATGGGATGAAGCCAACTGAGGATATGCTTGCAACAATTAGAGAAGATATTAGATTCATGATTGAGTGCGGAAATACAATTGCATTCAATAATACTAATCTTGCTAATTGGAATATGCTTATCAATAGATCATTCATTCCTTTCGAAGGTAGATGCTTTGTGAAACAGCAGCACAGGGTAATTGATGAATTGGGAAATGAATATCCTTGCTGCAGAGCAATCAACGATAATGGTTGTGATATTGGTGATGCAAACAACATCAATAATCTTGAGGGGCTAGACAATCCTGATGTTCTTTATGACTTCTGCCCAGGATGTGACAGGTATATTCAATTTAATATGGATTGGCACAATTATAAAGACAAGGAGGAATTGTTTTTATGAAGATACTATGGATCCCTCAAGTCAGCAGCAAGTCCGCAGATGGCATAGTATTGCTTGATAAGGATAGCAACATGGCCTTCATATACAACTTACTCCAAAGCCCATTCGGTGAGGTCAACAAGATATCTGTATTGATTGAGTTTGCTTTGAGTATTGGGCAGAAGTGTGAGCTATTGGAAAAGTTTGATGAAGTGTTTGTAGATGAAATCCATATATATACAAATGCTATGCAGGAAAGAATGCATTTCAATGCTGATTTTTATAAGTCGGCAAATTTGGAAGAATATGATGTGATATTCACTAATGAACCAACAAAGGTTGTGAATATCAAATCATTGCTTTCAAAGGAATCAAAAACAGCAGTTGTATGCTATAACCATTGGCTTGCATTCAAAAATATGCAGAATATAAAGTATGATCAGATAAGTGGTATGATTGAGGCAGATGCTTGCTTCATGAATTCATATTATGCGATCAAGGAGACAATTGAATTTTGCAGTCAGCATCATATTTACGTTCCGACTATAAATAAACTTCAGCCTAGTTATTTGTCTAAATATATGAGACAAATGAAATTTGAAAAGCCATATGGAATTGTATATAATCATAGGCTTAGCAGCGATCCATATTATCGTAAGGCATTCAACGATATGCTTTGTGTAATAATGAAAACAGAGCAATTGATCGGTGAAGAAGAAATGCCGTATGTATATTTTACGGATCCGAGTGGAAAAGGAATCGATGTTTGTAATATCAAACCATATTTTAGAAAAATAAATCTTGAAACGCAAGAGCAATATTATGAGTTCCTTTCATCAGATCAGATTCAATTGCATCTAAATACTTTCTTCCATTCTGAAGGAATGTGGTCTATGAGCACAGTGGATGCAGGTATTACTGGTAATATTTGTTTGCTTCCGAAGAAGTATGGATATGCAGAGATATTCGAAGATAATTATGCAGGTTATTGTAATGACACAGACGAAATGGCTAATGTGCTTGCTTCAATTTTGATTGGCAGCCAAGAAAAAAGTCAGCAGCAGTATTTCAATAATAAACATCTAACAAATCATAGCAATATCAAAATGGGAATGAAGCTGCATGAGATGTTGAAGGATGTGATTAAGAAATGCTGACTGTTGCTGTATCTGGTGGATTTGATCCATTGCATGTAGGTCATATTGAATACATTAAGTTAGCAAAAGAATTGGCTGGTAAAGATGGTAAGGTTGTATGTATTCTTAATAGTGATAAGTTCCTTATGAATAAGAAGGGATTTATCTTTATGAATTTTCAGGAACGCAAGCAGATAATGGAAAGCATCAAATATATTGACCGTGTAGTTGAATGTATTGATGCTGATCAGACTGTGTGTAAGACGCTGGAGATTCTTAAGCCTGATATATTTGCTAAGGGTGGTGATAGAGGATATTTCAATTCACCAGAAGTAGAAGTATGTTTGAGGCTTGGAATACATTTTGTTGATGGCCTTGGCGATAAGATCCAATCGTCAAGCAAGCTAGTAGAAAGGAATAAAAACAATGTATAATTGCCAAGGTCTTGCTGAATTTTATCATAAGGTTGGAACTGAATTGTTGTTAAATGGAGAAACTGCAAATCCAAGAGGGAAAGAAACAAAGGAATTATTGCATTGTAGTTTTAAGATTGTTGACCCAAGAAATAGGCTTGCTTATCATTCTGAAAGAAAGTTCAGTCTGCTTTATGCTATTATTGAAAGTCTAATGCTTGTGCAGCCTACAAAGGAGCTAAAGTATTTTTCGAATTTTAATTCAAAAATGCGTGAATTTTCAGATGACGGTGTCCATCTTAATGGCGCATATGGAATGCGAGTTGGCATTAGTATTTATGAAGCAATAAACAAGATAAGAAATGATAAGGACACCAGACAATGTATCATCCCAATTCTTAATTACAGAGACATCATAAATGAAACAAAAGATATTCCTTGCACAACAAACCTGCATTTTATGATCAGAAATAATAAACTTGACTTACATGTGCATATGAGAAGCAGTGATATAATCTGGGGAATTCCTTATGATGTCTTCATGTTTACAATGCTTCAAGAAATATTAGCAAACACATTACAGATTGATGTAGGAAACTATTATTACACTAGCAATTCTCTTCATGTATATAAACAACATTATGGTATGCTTGAAAAAATGTCAGAAGGATGTAATTCATTTAAGAATTATAATTTCAGCAATCTTGCTAATTGGATAGTATTTGGTAAAGCATATATGGACTGGGTTGATGATGAAAACACAAAGTTTCTAATAAGTCCAGCAAATATATATCAAGCAATTGTGGCTAATGAGATGGATAATGTTTACATAAATGGGCTTGATAATATTGATCCACCTCCGTGGTTAAAAGTATTCATGAGAAAGTGGGAATATTAAAATGCTAGATTTGCATAGGCACGATGAATTCTCTGCATTTGATGGCTTTGGAAAGGCAATGGATATTGCAAGAGCAGCAAAGGCAAAAGGCCATACGTCACTAGGTACTTCTAATCATGGTACAACTGGTGGTTTGGTTGAGACTTATATCGCTTGCAAAGAGATTGGGATCAAGGCTGTGCTTGGAGTTGAAGCATATTTTCAGCCAGTATTTGATAACAAGTCTACTACAAGATATCACCTATGCTTATTTGCAAAGAATCTAGTTGGATATGAAAACATAAATAAGATCATGACAAGGGCTAGTCTATATCAGAGGTATTACAAACCTGTTGTTGATTTCAAATTGCTTGAGAAATATAAAGAAGGAATTATCTGTACAACTGCCTGCGTCCAAGGCTTTCCTAATCAATGTATAGTCGGTAACAATCAGAAGATGGCCAGGAAGGCGCTTGAAAGATTTAAGGCTATCTATGGTGAAGATTTATACGTTGAGATACAACCATATGCCATCAGTGAACTGGGGCTGCAGGAAAAGGTCAACATTAAGATGCTGATGCTTGCAGATATTCTGGATATCAAGTGTGTGCTTACTTCTGATAGTCATTACATAAATAAGGAAGATTACAATACATATTATAAAATGCACCAGATTGCAGGACATGATGAGGCTTGGCTTGGTGATACGTATAAAGAAAGATATATGCCGACTGAACAAGAGATCATTGATAATTTTATGCGCATGCATTGGAGAGGAGATTATGCAGTAGAATATCCAATGAAGCGTGCAAAAGAAATGGTAAGAAATCTTCAGGAAATAGAAGACAAAGTCGAAGCAGACATCCTGGATCAATTGCAATTCAAATTCCCAAAGATGTATGATGAAGAATCTGATAAGATCCTTAAGCAAAACATTATGGATGGACTAAAGGCTAAAGGAAAATATAATAAAGAATATATTGACCGTTGTAAGGAAGAATATGCTGTGATAAAAGGTCTTGGATTTGAAGATTATTTTCTTATTGTTGAAGACTATGTTAAATGGGCAAAGAATGCTGGCATTGAAGTAGGACCAGGTCGTGGATCAGTTTGTAATTGCTTGGTAGCATATGCATTAGATATTACAGATGTCGATAGTCTTTTCTTCAATTTGGATTTTCGCAGATTTCTTCGTATTGACAAAAAGAAATTGCCTGATATTGATATTGACTTTGAAACTGATAGAAGGCAAGAAGTAATTGATTATATTGTGAAGAAATACAAAGGACATGCGGCTCAGATTTGTAGTTATGGGCTATACCGTGTAAGCAATTTGCTTAATGAATTGTTTAAGGTATGCGATGTGCAGCATGCAGAAGAGAAGACTAGAATAAAGAATTATATCAATAGTCAAATGGATGAAGAAGTATTTGATTATGATAGCATCAAGAGTACAAGAGAATGTGTTGGATTAAATAAACAATATGACAATATAATTGCTCACTTTGCTAAGATGTACAAGAAGGTAAGATTTATTGGAACGCATGCAGCTGGCGTTGCTATTTCTGGTGGAAATCTTTTGGATCATGTTGCTCTTGAAGTAAGAAAAGATAAAGTGTCAACGGCATATGATCTGAATAATCTAGAAATAGTAAAGGCAATTAAGTTTGATATGCTTGGTCTTAGAACGCTTAGTATTCTGAAGGAATTGAAAGAATTAACTGGAAAGATATTTGACTACAGTTGGTTTAAGGATAAAGAAGTATTGAAACAATTCGGGCTTGGAAATACTGATGGAATATTCCAGCTTGAAAGAAATGTTGCAAAGAATATTCTAATTGAAATGGAAGCTGACTGTGTAGAAGATGTAATTGCTGCATCAGCATTGGATAGGCCAGGACCGCTTAGCCTTAAGATGCCGGCAAAATATGCAGAAAATAAAAAGAATATAGAATTGGCAGAAGAAAGTCCATGGTATGAATATGCTAAGGATACATACGGAACGATAGTATATCAGGAACAAATCATGGCAATTTGTAGAGGCATTGGAAATCTAGAATGGGCTGATGCAGATCGGCTGATGAAGATGTTAAAGGGTGGTCATATAACTGAGACTGCACTTAAGCTTAGAGAAAAAGAAGAAAGTGAATTGAGAAATAAGTTTGTTACTGGTGCATTGAGTAATGGGAAGACAAAAGAAGAGGCTAATTATATATTTGATAATGTTATTGTCTACTCATTCAACAAAGGCCATGCAACAGGTTATTTCTTGATCAGCTTTCAGCAAATGTGGTATAAAGTCCATCATCCTGCATTCTTCTGGTATTTGACACTAAAGTATGCTGCAAATGAAGAAAGTCTAATGAGATTGAAGATCCAAGCAGTAAAGGAAGGCAATATAATTCTTCTGCCTCATGTAAAATATGCAGCAAAATATAGTATTCAGAAATTGGAAGGTGATGATGTACTTTGCGAAGGATTGTTGAATATAAAGAATGTAGGAGAAAAGGCAGCAATTCTGATTGAAGAAGAAAAGAATAAGAATGGCCCATTCAAATCGTATGATGACTTTGTTGATAGGTGTAAGGGACGTTGTATCACATCAAGGGTAATTGACTCGCTAGTTGAAGCAGGTGCTTTAGAGTTTGATAAAAAGATATACTTTATGCGAGTTAAGAAATACAATTCATCATTGTATGCTAGATAATATATATGATATAATGTAAAAGGAGAATATAAAATGGGTTGTGTAATTGAAGATCCTATCCTGTTATTCATCCACAAGAAGCGCACCATTGCTAAGAGCAATGTCAAACTTTGGAAGGAACGCAAGGATCCTGAAAAAGTAGCATATAACGAAGGAATGATGAAAGCATTAGAGCTTGTAAGAGATGAATACAATAAATGGAAGGATGGAAGGACATGACCAGACTTAGGCGGAACAAACGTCTTATAGCCTTGTTTATAGTTTTAACCATTATCATATGCATTCCCACCTTCGACACTGTGGTGACCTCAGAAGCACAAGTAATTCCGATAAAGATTCAAAAACTGGTAGTTCAGGAACGTAGTATTGCAGGGCTTCCAGAAGAAAATGAAATCAAACCGCCAGAACCCAAGATAAAAGACATATATGATACCGAAGAATTCTATTTGTTTACGTGTATTGTAGCCAGGGAAGCAAGCCCTCAAGGTAATTATGCAGACAATTATGAGGCTGCGCTTGATGTTGCTACAGTAATAATGAATAGGTTGCCATATTGGGGCGGAACAATAACTAAAGTATGCAGTGCATATGGATACAGAAAAGATGGTACAAAGTATTATCAGTTTTCTACATATCCAAATTATTGGCAGTGCACTCCGCAGGATTATGAAATACAGGCTTGTAAGGATGCATTGAATGGTAAACGCAGCTTAGGAAAGAATGTATTGTTCTTCTGCACAAAGCCATCATATGATAAAAGTAAATGGTTCCAATCTAAAGTATTTGTTCTATATAGACATGGTCACATGTTCTGTGCAAATGAGGTGCTAAGAAATGGCTAAAACAAATAAGGAAAAAATAATGCAGCTTTGTGCTAGCATTGACAAGAAAGAAGGAGAAGGAGCAATATTCAGCTTGGGATCAAAGAATGCAGTTCTTAAGATTCCGCGATGGTCAACTGGTATTGAGGATTTAGATCATATACTCGGTGGTGGTATGCCTGAAGGTAGAATCATTGAAGTGTTTGGTCCTGAGATGTCAGGCAAGACTACGCTTGGATATCATTTGAGCTCGTTACATTCGATGTGTTTATATATTCCAATTGAAGGCACATTTGACAATGAGCGAGCAAGGGTCTTCGGGAATCGTCCTAAGCAAATGTTAGTATATAGGGCTAAGTATGGCGAGCAGGCCATGGGCAAGATGGTGTCCTTCGCTGAGGCTGGTATACCATTGATTGTATTGGACTCTATTCCTGCTTGTAAACCGAAGGATGACCTTGATAAACTGAAGATGTCAATAAATAAAGATGAAGTGACAAATGATAGAATGGGTGGAGTTGCTAGGTTAATGCATAAATATCTGCCTTTATTGGAAGAAGTGGTAGAGTGCACTGGTACTACAGTCATATTGATCAATCAAGTGCGTGACAAAATGGATGCAATGATGTTTGGTGAAAAGACAGATACGCCAGGCGGAAGGGCTCCAAAGCATTATAGTAGTGTAAGAATACAAATGGCTCGTAAAGGATGGATTGAGATTCCTAATAAAGATCCAGGTAATTCTGCACAAACAGAAAAGATTGGTATGATAACCAAGTGTAAGGTAGTAAAATCTAAAGTATGTAATCCAATGGGTGAGGCTGAGCTTCCTCTTATTTTTGATAGAGGCTTTGTCTCCTTTGATGATATAAATGGAATTAGAAAAGAAAAGATGAAGTCAAGCAAAGAGAGAAGAAAAGAACGAGAAGAATATGAAGAAGAAGATTAAGAAAGGAGAATAAAATGGGTTCGCTTAAAGATGACCTGCTTGGAAGCATTGGAAAGCATAAGAACCAAATGGAATCAGCAACTGCTATGTTGATAGAACAAAGGCTGAATAAATTGTTTTATCTGGATCCAAACACAATTGAAGAATCAAAGTTTGTACGCTTGGTATTATCTAAGAATGGATATGACCATGAAAGGGCTGGATTGCATGCATCTGCACTAATTGTAGGTGAAAAAGACTTCTGCTTTAGAGAGCAAGTATTGAGCCTTTATTACAAGCAGATCCAAGGCAGGCAGATCATGGTCAAATTGAAAAGGATATTTGAAGAAGGCAATTCAATTCATGAGAAATGGCAGAGGCTGTTTATTAGAGGAGAATTAGCTGATAAGAATGATTGTGATAGGACTAGATATTTGGAAGATATTTGTTTGAGCTATACTCCAGATATATGCCCTGCATTGATCAATGGGAAAGAATATGTAGTTGAAATTAAATCTGTGAATACATATCAGTTCAAGAATATGACTGAGCATCCATCAGGTATGAAGCAACTACAATTCTATATGTATTTGACTGGTATGAAGCGAGGCTTTGTATTAGCTGAAGATAAGAATACGCAGGACTTCAAGATATTTGCATATGATTTCAATAAGGATGTCGTTCTGCCATTTATTGAGAGAATTGAAGCTATCAAAACATACAAGAAAGAATTAGAGAAGAATAAGAAGATGCCTGCAAGAATATGTGGTTCTTCTAATTGCAAAAGAGCTGAATCTTGTGCAATGAAGGATGCATGCTTCAATGTAGGGATGGGGAGGATCAAATTAGATGGAAGGTAGAAGTGTCACAATCGGATTTGATCAGAGTTATAAGAATTTCGGATATGCTATTTGTATCGAAGGAAAGATAGTCACAGCATCCTGCAAAGATCTAACAATATTTAGAAATAATACTGAAAGAAGGTTTGCTGTTCAGGAATTGATTGCTAAGCTTTTCTATAAATTGCAAGCACTTGGATACAAAGGCGATGAGGATATTATTGTAGTTGTAGAGAGGCTTAGGCAATTCTCTGCTGGATTCATAAGTATGGCATACATCAAGTCCACTTCTGCGTTGATCTCGACCGTCATAGACACTTCCCGCCAATTTGAGGTGGATACTTACTCAGTAGACACAAGGGCATGGAAGAAAGCCATCCTGGGGACGTGTAAATCGGATGAGAAGATGGATGGAGTAATTGCAAAGAAGGAAGCAACAGTTCGCAAAGTGATAGAGCTCGGATTTGAAAACAAAATCAGATATATCGAACAAAAAGGAAAGAACAAAGGCAAAGTGAAATACAATGATGATATTGCAGATGCTATCTGTATTGCTTTGTATGGAGCAATTGACTCAGAAGAAATGAAATTGAAATTGGAAAACTTCTAACCGCTATATATATAATAGTATATAATATAATATATAGGTGGTGAAGAAATGAAGTTCATAAATCCTTATATTTCTGAGTTAGATAAAATACAATTACTTCAGCGATGGATATTAGTTCATTCCTATCTGTATTATGAGTTAGATGATGCAACAGTATCAGATGAAATGTTTGACAACAATTGTAAACAACTAAAACAAATGCTCAATAAAAACAAAGCAACTGATTCTCGGTATTACAAAATATTTATCGGATTTGATGGAAACACTGGATTCGATTTGTATAGCAAGACACCCAAGGAATTGCGAAAGCTGATACAAAGAGATGCAGAAGCAATACTGAAAAGGAGAAGAGAAAATGGGCAGTGAAAAGAAATTCATCAACATGGAGGAACTGAAGAAGCAACTCGCATCAAGCGCAACAAAGACTTCAGAAGAGCAGGCAGCAATTATTCGTGAATTGAAGAAAGAAATTGCAAACAATAAGATTGATATTCAAAACAAGGATAAGATCATCAAAACAAAAAATGATGAAATCAACTATCTTCAAAAAGTCTGCTCAATTCGCACACTTTGTATGGAATGTGAAGAATGTCATATTAAATATACTTGCGAAGCAAAGACTTCTTTTGAGAAGCATATTAAAGACTCTCCTTCGCTTCAGACTCTTTACATGATTGGATCAATGTTCCACAGTTATGGTAGAGAGGATAGGGATTAAATAAAATGAAGATAGAAGAAGCAATAAACAAAATGGACGAAAGGCTGAGGTTCTTATGCAGTGCTGATCGTGCAGTATGGATGCTGGTTAAAAGGTATGCAGAAATAGGAGCATCAGTTGCTAGGGACAGTAAAGAATTAAGAATTGATTTCAACTTAGATGAGGAGGCAATTGATGTTCAAAAATAATAATACAAAATACTATAATTACTTCATAAATGGTCAAACATATACAATGCACAAAAAGGCGTTGGTTGGTGTAATCAATCAGGCAAATGAATTGTTTAAGAAGAACAACCAGCATGCAATTATTTGTGTATTGAAAGGTAATGTTGCATTAGCAAGAAAGATGATATGTGAAACAGAAGAGTTGCTTGATTTCCATACAAATGAATATATAAAGAATGGATTCATAGTAATCAATACTAAAGTAAATGTAGAGGAATTCTTTAATGCGAAGGACCGGTAAGTTCTACATCAAAAATGAAAAAGAATTGATGAAAAGTATTGGTTTGAATCCAACAATGGCATCTGGTTCATGGTTCACAGAAAAGGAAGACGGTCAGAACGAGCATATAATTGCTCAACTAAAATCAACTGATGCAAATAGTATTGGGATAAAGCTTCAGGACATATGCGCACTAGAATACAATGCTGGTGTTGCACATAAAATACCAATATTCATAATCCAATTCTTGAAGTCAAATGATATATTTATCTTAACCAGGTTGAGCGACATAAATGATGTTGCAAAATACATAAAGACTGGAAATAGTGAAAAGCGAGAAACGATAGAAGTTGAGACAACAGCAGTAGTTGAAAAGAAGCAAATAAAATCTGGTAATAGAAGCAAATTCTGGAATGAAAAAGAAAAGGAGAGAATAAAATGGCAGAAAAAGTGAAGATCAAGACAATTGCAAGATATGGTGGCCATAGTGTTAGAACAAACGGGTCGGTGGACATCACATTCAAATTTGAATATGGTGACCTTAGCGAATACATCAAGACAATCCAAATGTTGAATGAAAACGTAGGGGTCTCGATTAAACGAAGTGAAGGTCGACCGGAAAAGCTTGGTACTTTTATGGTTAAGAATATCAGTGTCGACCACGATGGCGAGGGGACAATCAAATTCAATAGTATGGTTGATCAATGTGATGCAGGCAACATGCATACTCTTTATGGAGACGAACCATTTAAGATTATGCTTGAAGCAGATATCGAAGAGAGTGAGGAAGAATAAAATGGCTGAATTCAAGGAGCTTTCAAAGGCTAGGATCCAGGACAGCAGAAATATTGTTATCAGTAAGATGGCCGGATCTGATTCGTTTACTCTTGCTCAGCAGCTGGTAGTGGTAGAAGGCAACAAGCAGACCACAATGTTCATGAAGGGAGCAATCCATATTGACGGTGTGAAAGCCCTTCATGACCTACGGAATGCACTCAACGAAGCACTTGACAAGGTTGGGCAGGAAGTCACTTAAGAACTTTCAAAAAAGCCTTTACAACCATCCTGAGGTATGATAAGATGTAAACATGGTAATCATTGGGGTTACCTTAGAGGCCTAGGAGGCACCAAATGAAATCCTTCAAAATTCCAAAAATTAGCATGGAAATCGAAGCAGTTGTTAAGGATCTTTATTATTGGATGGAAGTTGATCCGGAAGATAAGAATTGGAATTTTAGAGAAATATACAGAACAATGTACCTCAAGGACAAAAAGGAATGGGAAAAGACTTTCAAATGCGGATACCGGAATTTGGAATTGGAAAATAATTATGACAGAATTATTAGTGCTGAGGAGGCAAAGTAAAATGAATAGCAATGAAAACATCAAGTTCCAATCCACTTGCTTCTATTCTGTATTCAAAAGTGATGCAGTAGCAGAAGCAAAAAAATATCGTGAAATGGGTTTCAAAGCGCATACCACAATGAGTCCAGGAAACAAATACAATCGCGGATACAAAGGACCTTATTACGGAGTTGCGGTTGAAGAAGCTTATTATAATGATCAGGAAATTGAGAGACTTCGTAAGGCAATAGAAAATACGGAAAGCATTCGTATGGAAGCGCTTAAAAGATTCGAAGCAGAAATTGCTCAAATAAATGCAGATAATGTTAAGCGTGTTGAAAGGCTCAATGAGCTTATTGCTAAGAAAGCAGGCAAGTGAAATGAAATACGGAAAAGAATTGGCTCAAGAAATCCAGAACGAAATGGAAAATCTGGAAGAGGCAATCGAGAATCGGTATATCAGAATCGCTTCCGGAAAGACCGATATGGATGATTGCTTTATGTCTCAGAATACAGAAGAAAAAGGCATCTCAAAGTGCAAAATGATGATTGAAGTTTTGAATGGCGACGGGCTTATGGATCTTCATTGCTTCAGAGATAATGACAATAAAGTCCATCAATATCGTTGGGTTGATACTAGATATGGTATGAAGATTGTTAGTGATGGAATATTTGCTTCTTCCGTGAAGGCAATGAAGTTCAAGACCGGTTGGAAGGAAGATTACATTAGGGTTCCATGCTGGGTAAAGTTTGAAGCTGGCTCTGGTGGTGGAATGTGTGGAGCATACACTGGCCAATACAATTATGTTAGATGGCATACAAATATGGTAACTGGAGAGTACGTAGGATTTGAGTGGTTTAAGGAAGGCTAGATCAATCCGGTAAATGCCGGTGAAATATAAAGTATTGCATGGAGGTGCAGAATGCCTGAACAAATCGAAAGAGAATTCGAAAACAAAATGGTGAATGCGAAAAGCAAAAATGAGCAGCAGGCGCTAATTAGAGAATATGAGTATGAGCTTGAACCAAAAACAATGGCAACAATGATCAATGAGTTTGAACTTTCTGGTATAATCAAAGTAAATCATTAAGGGTGAAATTCCCTTAAAATAAAAGAAGAAAGAAAGAGGTAAATATCATGGCTAAGAATTGGAAGGTTGGAGAAGCGGTCGAGGCGATCAAGAGCGGCAATCGTGAGGACATCCAGAACATCGGCAAGCGGTTCCCCATTTTCGCGGTTCTCGCTGGTCAGACCAACGAAGCCGGTGTGGAGATCCTGAAGGCGCTGCCTGAGTACATCACGGCTCGCAAGATCGAGGGTGTTCTCAAGGGTGACATTCAGGAGACTGAGGACACCGAAGAGACTGAGGCCGAAGAGGACGAGAAGCCTGTGAAGGCTGCCAAGGCTCCCAAGGCTGAGAAGGTCGCTGAGAAGTCCGCCAAGGAACTCTTCGACGAGTGCAAGAAGCGTGGCCTGAAGCCTGAGTCCAAGCGTGAACTCCAGTACTACGAGGGGCTGATCACGAAGGACGATGCTCGCAAGGCCAAGGAAGCCAAGGAAGCCACCAAGGTGAAGAAGGTCGAAGCGGCCCCCGTCAAGGAGACTAAGAAGGCCAAGGCTGAGAAGCCCGCCAAGAAGGCTGAGGAAGCCGAGGATGAGGACTGGGACGTCTAGTCTAAATCCTTCTGATCCAAATTGAATAGTGGCCAATGGGGCAGTATTGCTTAATCTACTCTAGCAGATCCGCTAGGTAACCCATTGGCCACTAGTCATGTCTACGGCAACGATGGCAGTGTTAGACAATCCAAACCTATAAGATTCCATGGTATGCTGGTTAAATTCATCGGACGTCAATCTGGTGAGGCAAGCTAAAAGGTGGACATACATGAATATGGGTAGTATAGGGGCATGTGATTTTAAGGATCCTGCAATCAAGGAAGAAATGGAAAGAAAAATAAAAGAGCTTCCAATGCTGAAAGGCAAGGAACCAACAACAGATAATTTAGAAGCAATTATGATGGCATATAGAAAGAAATATAGAATTCAGATGCAGCTAGTTTGGTGTGAAGATGATTGTTATGTAGGAAGTCTTGAAGAAGGTATTGATCAGCCAAAGAGATTGACAGGATTATATGCAATGACATTTAGAGAGCTGATGATCAAGATAGTGCTTTATTGCTACAATTATACAAGGAGAAAATATGGTTATTGAAGCATATACTGACGGTGCATGCAAAGGTAATCCAGGACCTGGTGGATGGGCAGCAATAATCCTTATGCCAACAGAAATAATCAAGAAGTCTGGTTATGAGCTGGACACTACGAATAATAGAATGGAATTGCTTGCTGCTATTCATGCATTAAACAATATTAAAAAGATGCTGAGAATTGAATGTAAAAGAGTCCATATATATTCTGATTCCGCTTATGTTGTGAATGCAATGCAAAATGGGTGGATAAAGAAATGGATGGAAAGAAATTGGAAAACAGCAAAGAATGAAGATGTGAAGAATGTAGATATTTGGCAGCGCATGCATGATATCCATTTGGAACTGAAGAATAAAAAAATTGATGTAAGATTCATAAAAGTGAAAGGGCACGCTGGAGATATTTATAATGAAATGGCTGACAATGCAGCCAAATCAGAAGTATTGAAAGCATTATCGAAGTAATCGGTAAGTCTCCCTTAATATTCTAATTTGCAAAGCATGCTCTTTACTGGGTATGCTATTGCAGCATAATGAGGGAGAAGCAAAATGATTCCGTGTAGCAAACCAGAAATTATGGAAACGCAAGAAGAACTGATGGCAATGCCTAGATCAGTAGTCATCGCTAACTTGACTGATAGGCAGATTACTTTCTGTGAAGAATATACTAAATCAAATAACATAAGGCTGGCTGCTAAAAGAGCAGGATTATCTGAGAAGAGTGGCCATTCCTTAGCATGGAAGATCAGGATGAGACCAGAGTGTGCACGATATATTGCTTGGTTAAAATCCTTTGTTGTGCAAGAGACAATGCTTAAGGGTGCTGAGCTGGTTGACCAATATATGCGCATTGCCTTTGCTGATATTACTGATTTCATTACTCAAGAACCTAATGGTAAAATAAAGATTAAAAGTATAAATGATATTGATGGTCAGGTAGTTCAGAAGATCAATCAAAATCATAATGGTATTACTATTGAGCTTCATGATAAAAATAAGGCTCTTGATAAATTAGAACAATACTTTGAGTTTATGCCTAGGGGCTGGAAATATGAGATTGAAACTCAGCGTATTGATATTCTTAAACAGCGTCTTGAAGTGGAGCGTCTTAAGGCTGGTCAGAATGAAGTCAATATGACTGATGACGGATTTATTGAAGCGATGATTGGTGTTGCTGAAGAAGTATGGGATGATGAAACTGAAGCTGAGGAGAATTGAAGATGATCAGTAGAGGATTCAAATTCATACCATTCAGCAAGAAGCAAAAGAAGATATTAACATGGTGGATGCATCCAATATATAAGAATTATGATGCAATAATCGCTGATGGTGCAGTCAGATCAGGCAAGACAATAGTAATGTCATTAAGCTTTGTTCTATGGGCTATGACCTGCTTTAGTGGTGCATCATTCGGCATGTCTGGTAAAACGATCAGTTCTTTCAAGAGAAATGTATGGGTAATTTTAAAGGTAATATTATTTCTTAGAGGATATAGAATAAACAAATTAGTTGACTCAGGAGATAATGCATTCGTTATCAGCAACGCACACAAGGAGAACTATTTCTATTTATTTGGCGGAAGAGATGAAAGATCACAGGACATTGTTCAAGGATTTACTGCTGCTGGCTTCTTATTTGATGAAGTAGCTCTTATGCCTAAGTCTTTTGTAATGCAAGCAATTGCTAGATGTTCAGTGGAAGGATCAAAGCTATGGTTTAATTGTAATCCTGAAGGACCATACCATTGGTTCAAATTAGAGTGGATTGATAAGCTTAAAGATAAGAATGCCATAAGGCTACATTTCTTATTGGATGATAATCCATCATTAAGTGAAGGAAAGAAACTACAATACCAAAGAATGTTTACTGGTGTATTCTATCAGCGATTTATTCTTGGCTTATGGGTACTTGCGGAAGGTATCATATACAGTATGTTTGAGAAGCGAATGATCATCCATCATCTGCCTCACGGAGTTAAGATTCTGAAAAGGTGGATAGCAATAGACTATGGACAATCCAATGCTACGGTCTTCTTATGCTGCGGGCTTGGTAGTGATGATAAGCTATATATATTAGATGAGTATTATCATGAAGGACGGACAAGTACAATGCAAAAGTCTCCTAGTAAATATAGTAAAGATTATTTTAAGTGGAAAGAATCAATGGGCATAAAAGAATATGATGAAGATACAGGTGAGACAAAAATATATCCATTAAGAATTGAAAGCATATATGTAGATCCTTCTGCTAAATCATTTATGCTACAATTATTTGAAGATGGAGAGCCTGGAATAAGGCAAGCAATAAATCCAGTAGTGCAAGGCATTGAACTTATATCTTCGTTAATTGATAATGATATGCTTAGAGTAATGGCTAAATGTGAGAATACAATAAACGAATTTAGCGCATATAGATGGGATCCAAAGGCACAAGGACGAGGGGAAGATAAACCAATCAAGCAGGATGACCATTGTATGGATGCTCTTAGATATGTGGTCAATGGTACAAGGAGAGTGTGGCAACAGCTTATATCGCAGAGCAATCGCAGATCTGCTTAAAGTTGCTATTTACAATCTTCTTCCATTGGTATAGAATGGGCTCATAGGGTAGCATTGGGTTACCCATAGTGGTCAAGGAGGATAAAAGAATGCTTTGGCAGGATATGGTATGCTGGTATCAGCACCAGAAAATGATCTGGACTGGCGGAGATGAGAATGGATATTATAAAGTTAATTCTGATCGTCTTTGCCCGCATTGCGGAAAGAGTATGCTAAAGGCTGAATCTATTACCGAAGCAGGATGGGAAATGAAATATATTCTTGAAAAATGTTCTTGTGGCAAGAAAAGCTACTATTTGGTATAATGATATGAATGAACAAGAAATCAATAAATTAGAACGTGGCCTTAAAAATAGAACAAATAAAGAATTACTGGATGTATTCTCTACATTGTGGGAAAAGTCTGAACAGACAATAATGGATGAAAATGATTCCCAAAAATTAAAGAGTGTAGAAAAAGAAATCCTTCGCAGAATGAGATAAGAAAGGTGGTATCAGTATAATGCTGATTATCATAAAAGTGGTGGCTTTCAGGATTGACATGGATGAGGATCCTGAAGTGGGTCTTAATTACAATGTACTGGAACATCCGCCGTCAGGTTGTAAGGGCTAGCCTGTAGTCCAAAAGATAAAACATTTATATTCTTATTCCATGGTGAGAATATAATTTGCAGGCCTTAAGATCCTCCATGATCAAAAACAATTAGGAGTGCAGTTGCTAATTAGTGGTAGGGTTTGCAGCCAGAACCACAGCAACTGCACTCTTAATTTGTATAAAGGAGAACAATAATGCTTAATGCTAGGATTCACAAACAATATGGAATGGTAATTGGATTTTGTATTGAAGGACATGCAGACTTTGATATATATGGAAAAGATATTGTTTGTGCAGCAGCTTCAGCAGCAGCAGATATTACTTGTATTGGTCTAATGGAAACATTGGGATTGACTGTAGATTATCTTAATGATGGTGAAACATTCTATTGTTATTTAATAGATGCTGATATTGATGATAAAAGAGCATTGACTCTACTTGATGCTTTTGGTAAATATATGAACAAATTGTCTGAAGCATATCCAAAGAATATCAAGATTCAAATATATAGGAGGCAATTCTAATGGACATTAGAGAAGGTATGACATGGCCACCGCAGAATATTCTATATAGTAAGATTCAAGAACACTCTGCATGGTACTCAGGCTCCGCTGAGATCATTGCTAACTACTATGCCATGGTAGTTAACCAAAGCTTCCTTGAGACTCCCATGCAACTCACTAAGGAATCGTTCTGGGGTAGGCAAATAAAGAACCAAGGTGAAGTCTTTGTGCATGTGCCTGTTGCTAATGATATCTCTGAAACTTCTGCTAATCTTCTTTTTAGTGAAATGCCTAATATTAGAATTGGTGAAATAAAGGAAAACAAAGAAGATCAAAAGACACTTGATAAAATGTTGACTGAAAATGGATTCTTTAGAAAATTGCTTGAAGCTGCTGAAGTTGCTTCTGCTATTGGTGGTGTATTTATTAAGATTGCATGGGATAAAGAATTAAGTGAGTATCCTATCCCTGTTATTTGGCAGGCTGATCAGGCGATTCCTACATTTAAGTTTGGTATGCTTGACTCTGTTATATTCTGGGAAAATGTTAAGGTAGAAAAAGAAAAGTACTGGAGAGTGCTTGAAGAATATTCTAAAGGAATGATCAATTATAAGCTTTATAAAGGAACTGCTGATAGGCTTGGATTTGAGGTTAAGCTAGATGAGATTGAAGAGACAAAGGGGATTGTTCCTAATGTTGCTACTCCTGACATTCTCGCTGCTGTATATGTGCCTAATATCCTACCTAACAAATTGAATAGAAGTTCTTATATTGGTCGTTCTGATTATATGGGAATTGAAGGTCTTATGGATGCTCTTGATGAAGTGTTTAGTTTGTGGAGCAGAGAAATTACTTTAGCACAAGCGAAGATCCTTCTGCCTGAAAGTTATTTAAGAACAATCAAGGGCGATGCTAAATTCAATCCAGATACAATGATTTATGTAGGGCTTGATGTTGACCCTACTTCAGATAATAAAACAATTACTCCTCAGCAGTTCTCAATTCGTGCTGATCAATATGAAAAGACTGCACTTAATTATTTAGAGCGAATTGTTACTTCTGCTGGATATAGTCCTCAATCATTTGGTCTTTCAATTCAAGGTAGAGCAGAATCAGGTCTTGCACTTCAATTGAGAGAAAGAAAATCATTTGCGACGAAAGCCAAGAAAGAAATCTATTGGGATTCGGCTATTAAGCATATCATCAAGTGTATGATGGTTATTTATAAGAGTGAACTTAACGGATCAATCAATCCTGACTTGGATGTTAATGTTAGCTTTAATGATGGTATAATGAATAACATGAAGGAAACGGCTGATGCTGTTAATGTCATTTCTACTGCAATTGCCGCTTCTGTAGAGACAAAGGTTCGTATGCTACATCCTGATTGGAATGAAGAAGAAATTCAGACTGAAGTTGAATTGGTTAAGAATGAGAATAATGTTGGGATTACTCTTACAAATCCTGATGTTAACTCATTCCAGCAGAATCCTAAAGATCCTAATAGTCAGAAGGACACAGTGACAGCAGACGAATCAGATCCTACCAAGGTGGAGTAACTTCTTATATGCAAAGTGACTTTGGCCGTTGTCACTGAGCTCACTTAAGCAATGAGGGAAGAAATATGTTTAGAAGCACAGCAACAATAAATAAAAGAATGGTTGAAAGAATAGATGAAATATATACACGTGCTGAGCTAACTCTTCTTGAAAAGGTGAAGGCTAGAATTGCTAAAGGAATAAATGAAGAAGGATATTATGAAAACAAATTGAAGGATATTCAGGAAGCAAGAGTAGAGATCCAAAAGTTGCTACATGATTCACATGCATTGGCAAAGGCTGAAGTAAATCCTAGTTTAATCAATACTTATACGGCTGGTAAAGATGATGTTAAATTATCTGCTAGGCCAGGAATGCCCACACCAGTCATGAAGAATATTGTCCCATATTCTATGCAAAGACTAGTATTAGAAACTGATCGGTTGATTGATGGTACTTCATTTCAGATATTAAGAAATGTAGATGATGTTTTTAGAGATGTTACTGCAAGCGCTGCATCTAATTTAATGACTGGTGCACAAACAACTAGACAGGCAATTCAAGGTGCATTAAATAATTATGCTGATAGAGGTGTTACTGGATTTGTTGATAAGATAGGTCGCAAGTGGGATTTACAGTCATATACAACAATGGCTGTTAGGACTACAGCTCAACGTGCTGCTATACAAGGCCAGACGGACCGCATGCAGGAGTTGGGTAGGGATTTGGTTATGGTATCAACAAAAGGAGCAACATGCCCGCTATGTGAACCGTGGGGAGGCAGAATATTAAGCCTGTCTGGTACTAGTGATAAATATCCTTCTTTAGACACAGCCAAGGCAGAAGGATTATTTCATCCTAATTGTCAGCACACACTTCTTGATTATGATGAGTTTGATACTGAATTAGATAAGATGCTTGGTGTAGATAATAATCCTGATTTTGATAATACTCTTCCTGAGGATAACAAACAATTGTATGAAGCTACTCAAAGACAAAGATTAAATGAAAGAAGTATTCGCTTCTGGAAGAAAAGGGAAGCAGTTGCTCTTGATCCTAATACAGCAAAAAAGGCTAAAGAAAAGATCAGACATTACCAAGCATTAAATAGGCAAGTAACAGAAAAGTTTGGTTTGCCTAGAGAATATGGTAGTGAATCAGTAATGAAAGGATCTGCTGCTAAAGCAATTAAATATAAGTCATATGAACCATTTGCTGGCAAGATTGTAAAGCAAAAAGAGATTATAATTGAAAAGCCAATTAGTAATGCTGCTTTAACAGCAGATGAAATGAAATGGTTAAAAATATATAGAGAAGGTACTGGCCCAGTAAATAAAGAATTAAGGCGAGGAAATACAGAATTTCATCCTAACCTTGTTAATAATATTACATCTGCTATTGACAAGTTTTCATTGCAAAGTGATATGACTCTTTATAGAGGTGCATCATTAAGTGATTTTAATATAAGCAGATTGAAACCAGGAACTACGATACTTAAAACACCTGAGCAAATAATAAATGAATTTGAGGAACTAAATAATAACGGATATATAGATAAAGGATTTTTAAGTACAACAAAAGATAAAGAAAAGATAAAGCAATTTTTGGCTGATGTGGAAATAAAATTAAAAGCGCCAAAAGGAACTAAAGTAATTGATATGAAGCAAATATTCCCAGGGTCAAATGAATCTGAAGTATTACTACAAAGAAATATCAATTATAATATAACAAGTATTTCTTATAATAAACAAACTGGTATATACACAGTTGAAATGGAAGTAGCAGGCAAAAATACAAATAAAGCAATAAAGATCATAGAAAGTGAAACAAGACTAGAAGATATTAAAACATTAGAAAACTTTAGAAAGCGTGAGTCAGATTTTTATAATAACCCAAACATAAGAAAAAGAATTGATTCTGACCGAGCAAGAAAAGGTAGCGAAGAACTTGGCAAATATGCTAAGCGTGCTAGCATAAGGACTAGAGTACCAAACAATAATAATGATGAAGTGCTTGCAAAAATAATAGAAGAAGATGAATTTAAGAATCAATTTCAGATAGGCTCTTCTAGCGGCACTTATGATCCAATGTTTAGAAAGAAAGCTAGCAATAAAATGTTTGGTTCCGATGTTGATAATATGTTAGACTCTGAATTTGAAAAGTATGGTTATATAGATGCAGATCCATTTGAGCTTGATATAAAAGAATCAAGGGCAGCTCAATATGGAGATACAATAATTGAGTTTAAGGATTCAATTAGAAGCAGAACTACATTTACTGTTAATGATAGCCTAGAACCGGCTGTTCAGGATATTATGGTTCCTTCTTTAATTGATGATGTTAAATATCCATGGGAATGGCAGGCAGGTGATAATCTAGCAGATATCGCTGGTGATAGCATAACCACAAGAGAATTATTGGATAAGACTAGAGGTGATTATATTGAGGCGCAACTACATGGAAGAATAACTGCCAAAGATATAAAATCTGTAGTAATGGAATTTACTGGTGAACCTGAACAAAACATTCTAATTGCAAAATTAAAAGCCAAAGGAATAAAAGTAGGTGTCCATGATCATTGGGATATATGGGACAGAGATTTAAGAAAGTCTGGAAAGTTGCCAATAATTACTTGGTTAAATTAAATTGTACAAAAACAGAATATAAGTATATATTATAAAAGGAGGGGATAAATATGAAAGTATTATTTAGTAGATCAAGTGACATCCATATTGTAGAATATATGGAACGATGTTTTCTAGTCAATTTGAAGAATGGAATTGTAGAAGAGTCTAATCCAAAGAATAGACCTGATATGTTCCTTAGATTTGGTTATTTTGATAAGCCAATGGAATATAAGCTAGACGCATGTAAGGCAGCAGTGGCATTGTATCTACATGACCAGGAGATAAAGAAGTTTATTAAATAAGGCCTTTACAAACAACCTATACAAGTATAGAATGTAATTAAGGTTAACAAATGTTGACCAACCACTTATAAGCCTTGGAGGGCAAAATCATGGCAGACAAAAAGTACAGCAAAATCATCAAGATCCAGAAAAGGTCTTTCCGCTACAATTACGAAGATGCTGTTCTTGAATGGGTGTTCAATGGTGAAGTGGTTGATTCAATCGGGCTTAGCAGAAAAGGATTCGAAACTGCTGGCGAATCTTACTGTCAAGAATATTACAATGATATTGAAGAAGAGACTTGGTACTTGGCTCAGGACTTCAAAAAGGAAATGGAACAATACACCAAAAAGTAAAATATAAAAGGATCCAATAAATTATAACAAGGAGGGTGCAAACCCTCTTTTGTTGTATAAGCCCAAACGTGAAGGCTCTAAAAGCTTCGATCGTCGACTAGCAGACGTTAAATGCTTGAGAGAAAATGGAGGAAAATAAAATGGCAAAGATTGATGAAATCCTAGTAACTCATGCGGACAAACTCAAGGACAAGGACTACAAATCTGTTTATTCTGACATCAATACTAAGATGGAGGAACTCGGATTTGAAGTTCTTATCAATGACAAGAAGGCAGCGGAGTTCGTCCCAGCAGGAAGGCTCCATGATGTAGTGGCTCAGAGGGACCAGTTTAAGACTCAGGTTGGTGATCTGAATAAGCAGTTGGAATCCCTTAAGGCACAGCCTGACATGACCACTAAAATGCAGGCTGATATTCAGGCTCTCATTGATAATAATAATGGCCTGATGAAGCAGATCGAACAGACTAAAATTGATACAAATATTCAGTTGGCCGCCAAGGATGCTGTTGATCCCAAGGATATTCTTATGTTTGTCAATAGGGATAAGATTAAGATGAATGTTAAGGGTGAGATCAGTGGTATTGAAGAAGAGCTTACGAGGCTTAGGACTGAAAAGCCTCACCTCTTTGGAAAGGTTGATCCTAAGAAGGCCGGTATGGATAATAGTGGCAAGGGTGGTCAGAATACTGCCAATATGAATTCCATGATCAGAAAAGCTGCAGGTAGAGGATTCTAAAATAATTACGGAGGCAATTAAAAATGAATAAGTATTTTATCGATATTCAGCGTTTCACTTCCTACAATGCGCAGGTTGATCGTTCCGGTGCGGGTGCTCTTATTCCTGAGGATGTTACCAAGGAAATCATCCAGGGTGTTCCTCAGTATTCAAGCATCATGCAGGTCGCTACTCGTGCGCAGAACATGTCCCGTGCTCAGCGTAGAGTTCCTGTCCTTTCCACTCTGCCTACTGCCTATTTTGTCACTGGTGACACTGGGCTGAAGCAGACTTCCAACATGGCATGGTCCAACAAGTATTTCGATGCCGAAGAGCTGGCTGTTATCGTTCCCATTCCTGAAGCTGTCCTTGATGATGTTGACTACGACATCTGGGCTGAGATCAAGCCTCGTCTTATGGAAGCTTTTGGTATTGCTTTTGATGCGGCTGTTCTTTTTGGTACCAATGCTCCTGCTTCCTGGCCTGATGACCTTAAGACGGCTGCCACTGCCGCTGGTAATGTGGTTGCTCTTGGTACTGGTGTGGATCTTTATGACGATCTGCTTGGTGAGTCTGGTGTCATCTCTCTGATCGAATCCGATGGTTATATGGCTAACGGCCATATTGCTTCCATGTCTATGCGCGGGAAGTTCCGTGGGCTTCGCGGTGCGGATGGTCAGCCTCTGTTCAAGACCGCCATTCAGGACAATACGCGTTATGAGCTTGATGGCGCTCAGATCATCTTCCCCAAGAATGGTGCCATGGATCCTGCACAGGCTCTGATGTTCTCTGGTGATTTCTCTCAGGTGGTGTATGCCATGCGTCAGGATGTCACCTACAAGATCCTTGATCAGGCTGTCATTCAGGATGGTGCTGGTGCGATCGTCTATAATCTTGCTCAGCAGGATATGGTCGCTCTTCGTGCTGTTATGAGGCTTGCTTGGCAGGTGCCTAACCCGATCAATAAGCTGAATGCCACTGCTTCTCGATTCCCCATCGGTATCCTCACTCCGTAATATCAGTCTGAGCAGGACAGTGTCGATCGTGCAGGATATGGGAATTATATAGCTTGGCGATCGACACTGGCCTTCGTCAATCTGGTGACCTAAGCAATTCATAACATTGGCTAAATAATGGAGGTAATTAAATGGGCGGTTGGTATCCAATGAATCCTAACCTTGGTCAGGAAATGCAGACTGGCGTTGAAGGTGTTAAGTGTGATATGGGTTATATTGCTCACCTTCAGTGGACTGCGGCTCAGGCTCTTGCCGCTGTTGCTAATGGTATTCATGTTGCGGCTGCTACTTCTGGCACCCTCGTGACGACCATTGATACTGGCTTTACTCAGCCTGTGTGTCCCAAGAATGTTACTGCTACTGCTGGTGGAACTGGCGGAGACATCAAGGCTGTTCAGGTCAAGGTCTATGGTCTTGATTATGCTGGTAATGCCATCACTGAAGATCTTCCTGCTTTCACTGTTGACACGCCTGGTGTTGTTACTGGTAGCAAGATTTTTGCTAGTATCACCAAGTATGAAGTTCCTGCTATGGATGGTGCTGGAGTTACTGTGGCGCTTGGCTTTGGTGAAAAGCTTGGTGTGCCTTTCCTGCTTCCTTCCAACACTGTTCTTCTCGGATCCAAGGGCGGTACCAAAGAGGCCACTCCTCCTACGGTTACTGCTGATGCTACAAATCTTTATGGCAATTCCATCGATTTCAATAGTGCTCTTGATGGTACTGCAATGCATGCCTGGCTTATCTGCTAATTAACCGATCGGTGAATATAACTAGCGGTGGCAGGATCACGCTTCCTGCCCACCAATATTTATGGAGGTGCTAAATGAAAGTAAAAATGCTAAAGCAAACATTCATCAATAAACCGCTAGTTATTGGGGAAGAAGTAGAGCTTCTTAGTGACTTGGCGGTTAGATTGATTAAGAGGGGAATTGCTGAAGAAATGATTCCTAGAAATGATGCAGGAGAACCTGATTATTCTTCTATGTCAAATAAGGAATTGTTTGTTCTTTGTAAGGAACGAGGAATTGTTCTTGACAAGGAGTTATATACTTCAAAATCGGCTGAAGAAAAGAAGGAATATCTAATTGAAAGACTGAGTGAAGAGTGGATTGGTGGCTAATATGGCTATGTATACCGTATATGCTACAAAGACCGAGCTTGCGGCGTATCTTGGTGTTGAAGAAGTAGACCTTCCTATTGATGCGGATAGGCTTCTTGCTAGGGCTAGCGATCAGATATATTCGATGATTAAAAACAATTATGATTCGACTGATACTGATCATGTGGCTGCGGTAAAAAAGGCTGTATGTGCTCAAGTAGAATATTTTATTCATGCTTCTGAAACACCTACAATTGTACCAGGAATTAAAGGTATGTCTGCTGGTTCTACATCAATTAGTTTTGGTCAGAATGCAGACAGGTCTCAGCAATCTCTTTCGGCTAGAGTGTTGCAGTATCTAAATGATTTCGGTCTTCTTTATAGAGGAGCAACATTAAGATTTGTCAATAAAATTCCGAACCAGAATATTGATGATAATCCGTAAGGTGGTGGCTTAAATGAAGTTTCCCTTTCCGGACATGTTGTTAAATAATACATGTATAATTAAGGTATATGGCGAAATTGATTCAAATGGTTCCCCAGCAATTACTAGTACTAAATCATATAGATGCTATACCGAAGAAAATGTATCAGTAATAAGGTCTAAACAGGGTGAAGGAACGTTACAAAAGACAAGGGTTGCTAAGATTATTGTCAAAGGTGATGTTGATGGAATTGAGAATACTTTCAAAGGATCAATTACTATTTTCGGTAAGGAAAGGAAAATTGATGAAGTATCTCGCTTCTATAATACTGATCAAACAGTGCACCATGTAGAAATGCTGGTGGTATAATGAAGGTGACATTTACTCCAAATCCGATGCGAATAAAGCAGATAACGGATGCTCAAGTAAATGCATTGGGAAAGACTGCCGGTAAATTAAGGCAATTGATTATTCGCGAACAGGCAATACCTTTTAGATCAGGTGATTTGCAGAATGTATTTACTGATATTGAATTGGGTGAAATAAGAAAAGGGCATGTAGTTATTTCGCACAGTACACCTTATGCGACTAGATTATATTTCAATCCACAATTTCATTTTAATCGTAAGAAGAACAAAAGGGCTAGAGGAGAATGGTGGAAGAAATATATTTCTGGTAGTTATAAGCAAATGCCGAAACTAATCTACATGGAATACTTCAAAAGAGAGGCTGGTGTGTAATGCTTAAACTTAGCGATATAAACACATTGCTTAAAAGTCAATTTGCATCAGCACTCATTTATAATGGTACAATAAATAGAGATAAAAGTCAGTGTATTGGATTATATACTAGAGATAACGGCAGTAATATTTCTGCTGTGGGCGACAAATCATTATCTTCTTACAGCATCCTTGGAGTGTCAATTCTAGTTCATTGGACTGAAAATGCTGATTCATGTGAAGTGTTTGCGGATGACATATTCGAATTTCTTAGAAATAAGAAGGACTTCACGGTGAATGGTAAAAAAGTCTTGTTTGTAAATATGGAAGGCAATGGACCGATTGATATTTCTAGAGATGAGAAGAATATCTGTGAAATGGTAGTACACGCTAATTTCTATTATGAGAGGTGAAAGTAATGAATAAGTATTTTATCAATATTCAGAGGTTTGCAGTGTATCCCGTGTATGGGAATACATTCAAGATCGGTACTTCTGGTAGATCCTCAACTGGTGGCCAGTTGGTTACTGTCAAGGACATCGAAACTTTTGAGCCGAAGATTGACGGTAACATTGAGGAATGGACTCCGATGGATACTTCCGGATGGATCCGCAGGCTCAAGACTGGTAATAGTCTGACGATCACTCTTACTGGTAAGCGCAATTATGGAGATGCTGGTAATGATTACCTTGCTGGCCTTTCCGTATTGACTGGTACTAGCGTTGAGTCTGTCCTTGAATGGACTCTCCCCAATGGTGGCGTTCTCACTATTCCGTGCACAGTCAATGTCACGTCTTTTGGTGGTGGTGATGCTACTGCTGCTGATGGCCTTGAGGTTGAAATCCTTTCTGATGGTCTGCCTACTTATTCCTTCTCTGCCCTGGCTGCCCTTACCTTTGTTTGCACTGACCATGCTACTGCTGGTGCCACTCAGATTGCTTCTGTTTCTCCTGTTCTTACTGGCGGCAATTCCTACAAGTACAAGGTCAATGGCGCGCTTCCTGCTTACGACCAGATCCTCGATTCCACTTGGGTTGCTTACACCATCGCGGCTGCAATCCCTGTGAACAATGGTAACATCATTACGCTTGTTGAAATTGATGGTACCAACCATGCTATTAAGGGCGGTTCTTCTGCTGCTGTCGTTGTCTAATTAAAATAAGAACAAATAAGAATAAGCGGCTACGCACATCTAAAATATGGTGTGCGTAGCCAGAATTAAGGAGAAGAATTATGGGACGCATTATTGATATTTCTAGCAGGCTGGATACGAGCAAACCTATTCTTAAGGTTGGTGATAAAGAATATCCTGTCAATAATACTCTTGAAACAATGGTCAAAATGGAAGAACTTATGACCGATATGGGGAATATTGCTCAGTGTGAAAAGGCTATTGAAATTGCTCTTGGTGCTAAGGCTGCAAAAGAATTGAATGTAATCAAGCGATCGTTCAATGATTTTAAGATCATTATCGCTGCTATCATGGCCCTTATTCAGGACACGGAGGATATTGATAAGATTCTTAACCGATTTCAGCCAGAAGCACAATAGCAATATTGATACATATTACGATTTAAGAGAAGATTGGGATTTGATAGTATCTTCATTTGCAACACAATACAATATGCGATTGAAGTTGATGGGAAATGATTTATCATGGTCTGAATTCTGTACATACCTTGCAGGTTTAATGTCAGATACTCCATTAGGTAAAGTGGTTGCAATAAGGTCTGAAACTGATCAGAAAGTAATTAAACAATTTACTTCTGAGCAACGAAGGATCCACCGTGATTGGAAAATAAGAATTGCAAAGAGCAAAGAAAATGACACTGAATTCTTGAATAAAGAAATGGAGTCATTATCAAATGTGTTAAAGGAAGTCTTCGGTAAGTGAGGTGATTTAGATGGGTGCCGGTACTAGTGTTGGTAAAATTGACCTAGACCTTAATGTTAATTCTGCTGGTCTAAAAAGCCAGATGAATAATATTGGTGGCCAGGCTAAGGGCATGGCTGCCGGCGCTTTCTCTAAATTAGGCGCTGTTATTGCTGCAGCTTTTGCAGTTAAATATATTGCTGATTTTGCTAAGGAGGCTATCAGTGTAGCTTCTGCTCTTAATGAAGTTCAAAACGTAGTTGATGTTACTTTCCCAACAATGAAGAAACAGATAAATGAATTTGCTAAGTCTTCAGTTGAATCTTTTGGTTTGTCTGAGTTGATGGCTAAAAGATTTACTGGTACATTTGGTGCAATGCTTAAATCAATGGGGCTTAGTGAAACAAAGGCAGCAGATATGTCAATTACTGTTGCAAAACTGGCAGGAGATTTTGCATCATTCTACGATATGAATCAGGAAGATGCATTTGATAAGATCAGGGCTGGTATTGCTGGTGAGACAGAGGGATTGAAAAGAATAGGTATAAACCTTTCCGAAGTTGCGATAGCGGAATATGCTAGGTCTAAGGGTATAACTAAGAGTGTGTCATCAATGACTCAGGCTGAGAAGGCGCAGCTAAGGTACGAATTGTTACTTAAGTCTTCAAATGATGCGCAAGGTGACTTCCTTCATACTTCTGATTCATGGGCAAACCAAGCAAGACTTATGACATTAAGATGGGAAGAATTCAAGGCTGCATTGGGTAAGGGCTTTATCATGATCCTTAAGCCTATCCTTATGTGGATCAATGATATGCTTGAAGGAATGACAAAATTAGCAGATATTGTTTCTCAATTTATTGCTGCATTCCAACCTAAGCAGACAGAGGAACAAAAGAAAGCTACGGATGCGCTTTCTGAGGCTCAGAAGAAATTAGCACAGAATACTACTGCTGCTGGTAATGCAGCAAAAAGATCTTTGGCTTCATTTGATCAGCTTAATGTTATTGATGATGCGGCTTTTGATGCTTCTGCTCCTGGTGATACAACTACTGGTTCTGGAAATGAAGATGCTCCTGTAACTGTAAGTGAAGGAATCCAGAAGTTTGTTGATAATCTTAAGACTTCACTTGGTGGATTCTTTGCTACTGTAAGAGAACAGACTGCATTCATGGTTCCTACTTTTGCAAATGCTTTCAATACAATAAAGACAATAGTTGGTGGATACATCACAATCATTACTGATCTTTGGAATAAGTGGGGTAAGACCACTTGGGAAAATCTTGTTCTTACGTTTACCAATATTTATGACACAATTAAGCTTTACTATGAGAAGTGGATTCTGCCTATCGTTAATTATTTCTTGACTACATTCAAGGAGCTTTGGACAAATCATCTTCAGGGAACACTTAAAGAGGTGTGGGACTTTGTGCTTAAGCTTTGGAATGCAGTTATGGAGATCTATAATACAATTCTTAAGCCTGCAATTGACTTCCTAATTAAACTATTTGCGCCAGGCGTTAATGCAGCATTCAAGGCTATTTGGGATTTCCTTAGCGCAGTATTTGCATTTATTGCTGATCTGTTTAAGGCATTCTTCAGAGTGCTTGGTGGTGTTATTGATTTCTTGATGGGCGTATTTACTGGTGATTGGACTAGAGCATGGAATGGGCTTAAGACGATATTTGAAGGTTTCCAGATTCAGGTAAAGGCAATCATTCATTTCATAATTACTTTGGTGTCAAATTGGTTTAATTCTATTAAGACAAATATCGATGCTGCAATTGCTACTTTCCAGGTGTGGTTTGCTAGGTTTAAAGAAATTGCACAAAATGTTTGGAATGCTGTTACTGATATATTCTCAAAGATTGGGACTTGGTTTGAAGATAAGTTTAGTGTAGTTAGAAATGCTATCATCAATGCATTCACAGGTATTGCTTCTATTATTAAGGGGCCGATAAATGCCGTGATTGATTTGATCAACAAGGTCATCACTGAAGTAAATAAGCTTAAGATTGAAATTCCTCAATTCCTTGGTGGTGGGAAGGTAGGATTTAACATTCCTCAAATTCCTAGACTTGCGCAGGGTGGTATTGTATCTCAGCCTATGTTGGCAATGGTCGGAGACAACACCAGATCCCCCGAGGTGGTGGCTCCTCTGCATGAGCTTAATGCTATGATTAGAAATGCTAGCGGGCAAGGTGTGGCTGAGCAGACGGCAATCCTTAAATTGATCCTAGACGTTCTTAAGTCAATGGATATCAGTACTGAAGTATATATCGGTGGTGATAGGATTGAGGATGCTTACACAAAGCGGCTTAAGCGCAAGAATGTTAGAGCAGGTAGGGCAGTCAATTCATTTGCTTAAGGAGGTGAGGAAATGGGGCAGTCTCCAATTAAGACAGTGACTCAATATCCAAGTGGTTCTCCTATTACTTCGCTTCCTGCTCCTACGGTATTTGAGTATAATTTGCGAGATATTTCTGCTCCAGGTGCAGGAAGAAATCAAGCATATACAATGACAAAGAAGAGAGTAGGCCAGGAAGTAGATATCAATCTCAAATGGAACAATATTGGAACAATTGATGGTGCGGCAGTTCTTAATGCATTCAATTCTGAGTATGTGACAGTAGAATATATGGATGCTAAAGAAGGTGACTTTGTATCTAAGTTATTTTATGTAGGAGACAGGCAAGCACTTTGTTCTCAACTTGAAGGCTTCTGGTCTGAAATATCTTTTAGCCTAATCCAAAGAAATATCGACAGAGTGTGAGGTTAATCAGATGCAAACAATTACTTCTCAGACAATGCAGTTAATTAAGAATGGTGCAGAGATTGTACCGTCTTTTACTGTTGAGTTTCTTGGGAATCCCTCTCCGTATGATTTGCTTGCATCTGATATAGTCGAAGGTTCTATCGAGATTGATAGGAACTGGGTATCAGGAAGTGTAATTGAAATTGGAAATGCAGAAACAACTGAGTTGAAATTCAGCCTTGACAATTATGACAGAAAGTTTGATGCATATTTCTTTGCTGGTGCTAAGGTAACTGCTTATGCTTTAGTCAATAGCGAGTATATCAAGCTTGGAGTATTTATCATTGACCAGCAGCCAAAGAAATCAACAACAATAGATCTTTATGCTCTTGACTATATGGCAAAGTTTAATAAATACTATTCTTTGTCAACTTTGGTTTACCCTGCAACATTGTATCAGATTCTTTATGATGCATGCTCTTATTGCGGAGTGACATTGCAGACATTAAGCTTCTTAAATGAGAGTTATGTTGTATATGATAAACCGACAGATCAGGATCTGACATTCCACCAGGTTGTTGCTTGGGTTGCCGAGTTGGCCGGAGCCAATGCTTATGTGGACCATAATGGTTATTTACGGTTGGAATGGTACGGGGAAAGCCAGGGTGCTTCGGCTATAAGTATTATTGATGAGGATAGATACTCATTTGATGCTGAAGAAAGTGATATTGAGATAACTGGAATCCAGGCAAAGGTTGGTGATACTTCATATAGTGCAGGAACTTCTGATTATATGCTTGTAATTGAAAACAACTCTTTGCTTCAGACTGATTATCAGAATGTTGTCAACTCTATCAATACAAAGATAAATGGCTTCATATTCAGACCATTTAAGATAAACACTACTGGATTCCCAATGTATTGGCCAGGTGACATACTGACAATTACTGATCCTGATGGTAATACATTTGAGTCTCCGATAATGAAGCATATTTATAGTTTGAATGGTCTTAGCTCATTTGAGGCGGTTGGTCAAACAGCTGTTGAAAAAGGATATGCATCTGCTGCTCCATTTACTGCAAGGCAAAAGCAAATAATTCAAAAGCTTGCAGAGACAGAGGCTGCAGGTCAGGTATCGGCTTTACAGCAGGCCACATTAGACTTGAATGATATTGTAACAAATAGTATGGGATATTATAGAACTGAAGTAATCAATGGTGGCGCTACTGAGACTTATATTCATGATGCGCCAACTCTTGATGGTTCAACAAACATTTATACTATGACTGGTTCTGGATTTGCATGGACTGATCAAGGTTGGAATGGTGGATCTCCTGCATGGCAGTATGGATATGCAGCAAATGGTAATGCAATATTGAGAGTACTTACTGTCATTGGTCTTGTGGCTGATTGGATTCAGGCTGGAAGCCTTAGATCTGCTAATGGAAAGATTGATTTTAATCTAGATGATGAGACATTCAAGATTGGCGAACATGTGCTTGATATTCTTACTGGAACACTTAAGTTTACATCTAACCAGCGAGATGAATTGGTTGACTATCTATTCAAAAGAAATGCTGGTGATAAAGTAAATGTAGAAATTGATGGAACGCTTCAGATTGATGAGTCATTGACATGGGTTGATTGTAAAGCAGAAAGAAGAACTGATGTTAATAATGAAGGTGTAGACTTTACATTCTAATTGGAGGATAAAATGGCTACAAGTGTATTCAATGCTAATATGTCTAGATGCATTGACTTGGTCAGCTGGCCTACTGCAAAGTGGCGTTCTGACTACACTGGCCATGTGTCTTATTGGAATGATTCTTCTAGCGAAAACAATCAAGGTGTATTCTTTATTTGGTTTGATATATCTGCTATTCAGGCAGCGCTTAGCGGTCAGAGAGTTACTAAAGTAAGAATTAAAATGGCAAGGCAGGCTGGCACTGGTAATGCTAATACGCTTGCAATTCCATTTTATCCGCAAAATCTAAATCGTACTACTTATGGTGTGAATAGAACAACGACGCTACCTAACTCTCAAGCAGTAGATCCTCAGAATGCGCAACCATATTTTTATTATAGCAATGGTTCTTTGGGTACAGTAAGTCTTACTTATAACGCTTCTAATGATGATTATAAGTGGAGTACTGATGTTACTGGTGCTACTGCAGAGGCCGTTGGCGAAGCATTCAAAGATGGCACTTATACTGGGTTTACTCTTTATTGGCCTTATCAGGATAATGCTCATTATTGCAAGCTTCGTGGATATGACAATGCTAATATTCCTCAGATTGAATTCACTTATGAACCGCTTAACACTGCTCCATATTGGGATGCTGGAGATGTTGTAACTGTAAGCCCTTCCGGAACTATCCAGGAAAATACTACTTCAATTGATGTTAGCTGGCCTGCCGCTCATGATGCAGAAGGTGACACTCTTTACTATGATGTCTATAGAATAGTAAATGGTGTAAGCACAAAGATAGATGATGGTATCACATTTAGAGCAATCACTGATAATATTGGTGCAGGTAATGAAGGTTATACATACAAATATGAAGTGAGAGTTCGTGATGCATCGCTTTATGCATCAAATGATCCGATACAATCTTCAGTAGTAACAAAGAACTTATTGACCGCTGCCACATTAGCATCTGCCACTTCTATATTATTTGCTACTTCTGTTGTTGCATTTACTTGGAGCGGCGCTAACAATACTAATGGCAATAGTACATTCACATATAAGATTCTTTCTGATGATATCACAATCTATAATCCTACGGTCGCTGTTACTTCTCCATATAACATGCCTATTTGGAGAACTGGAGACTCAGTGCCTGCTGGCCCTTATGTTAAATTTGATGATATAAAGACTTTCTTGGCATCGGCACAATATCACGGTAATATAGTATTTAAGCTTAGCACGACAAATGCTTATAGCACTGTCAAATATACTACAAAGACGATTGCTGTAGATATTAGAACAAATCCTACTGGACTTGCAAACCTTGCATATAGTAATGGTTATCTTTATTCTGGGACTACTTGGTATCTTCCTGATCAGAGAGCTATCGGCCTTGGATGGACGGCCGCTGCAGATCCTCTGGGTACGACTCCGGTATACTATGATGTCTACTATAAACTATCAACAGATTCAGGTTGGACTTTGGCTCAAAGCGATCTGGTGACAACATCGACAACGATCAGCCCTCCTTCAGGTGCAACGCAGAAAACGTATAATGTCAAGGTAGTTGCTAAGAGTACATATGGATACACCCAGGAAGCAAATGCTGCAAATATTCTTATTGATAAATATCTACGTCCTATTTTGAGAGTAACTTCAAAGACAAGAACTTCTACAAATATTCATATTGTAGTTGCTATTGATCGGCAATCCACAATTTCTAATGCTACATTGATTGGTCTATTTTCTATGTATTATAAGAATAAGGTTGGGACTCCAGTATCAGTATCTGTAGTTTATAGTGATACAACAAAGACATTTGATTATACAATTCTGATTACTGATTCTTACCTGATGGAGATTGGAATCCAGGACAACTTTTGTAATACGTTCAGTCTGGCTGCAGTCACAACTAATGTGCAGGTTTCAGCATACACTCCAATGTTTAGTATCCGCAAGAATGGAACTGCTACAAATGCAATCAATGATGGTACTGGTAATTATAAGCATATAATTGCTGGAAAGATGAATTCAACTCCGGACGCTGATGGATATGTAGGCTATTTTAAGAATGGAGTTGAAATAGGTGTTGGTGCTACTGATCATGGTGCATTAACTGGGCTAGGTGATGATGATCATACTCAATATCATACTGATACAAGAGGCGATGCTCGCTATCCTCTAAAATCTTTAATCACAGCAGCAAATGATTTTATTATTGGCTCAGGTGCTGGCGCATTTGTAAAGAAAACATTGGCAGAAATACAAACACTTTTAGGCCTTTCAAATTATATATTACATTCGCTTGCTACTGCCACAAATGATTTCTTAGTTGCTAGTGGTTCTGGAGTATTTGTAAAAAAGACATTAGCTGAAGCGCAAGCTTTACTTGTCACTAGAGGAACAATCAATTCTGTTATGGATTATCGCAGGCAGGATAATGTTACAAACTCTGTGCTGAGCAATCAAAGGATTCAATCAGGATGGGGATATATTGTTGGAAGCGGTACTGTTAAGGCAGAAGAAGCAGTAATATTTCCTGTTGCATTTGATTCAGTTCCAATACTTATTGTATCTGTTGTGCAGGCTGCAAAAGCAACTGCGAATGGAGCGCCTACTGGTCCAGGTGATACGAATTTAGACAACACTAACTTGATGGCTGCTTCATTTACTGATTTGACTGCATCCGGATTTACAGTCCAAGTGTTTAGAGTAAATAGTGCTCAAACGCTAAATGCATCATATAATTATATTTATACTTGGATTGCTATTGGATCTGATGCTTAATTGAAAGGAGAAAAAAACATCTATATTAAAAAGTAGCAGAAAGTTTATGTTAGTCAGTATTTATTATGTTAGTAATAAGACATATATTTTATGTGAGGAGAATTAACAACATGGCCAAAATTGATATTATGTCACCTCAATCTGGTAGAATGGTAAAGGAAGATTCTTCTGTAATAAACATCGCTAATTTTGGATTACCCGTCGCCAAGAACCTGATCGACACGACCGCCACGCCGACCATCGAGATCCAGGTGCCCATCGCCAAGAACCAGGCGGCCGGCACGCTGCTGCAGACCACGCAGATCCCGCTGCCGACCGCGCCCGTGCTGATGTACGCGGGGTCGTGCTCCAACTCGTCCATCGACTCCGACATCCTCGTGCGCCTGTTCAACCGCAGGACGTTCCTCATCACCGGCACGGCGCAGGCGGGCGACGCGACGCACATCACCCTGGCGGCGACGGCCAAACCCACGAACGACCACTACAACGGCTTCGTCATCACCATCACGGGCGGGACGGGCGCAGGCCAGACCAAGACCATCGTGGACTACGTCGGCGCGACCTGCGTGGCGGAAGTCTCCGCGTGGGCCACCAACCCCGACAACACCTCGACCTACTCCATCGCGCTCATCCGCGACTGCCTCGTGTCGTCGCTGACGTTCGCCAAGGCGAGCCTGACCGCGCCCATCATCCTCGCCAACGACTCGGCCATCGTGACCGGGCTGTTCACGGGCGGGTGCGACGTGTACGCCAAGTTCTACAACGCGGCGGCCATCGCCAATGCGGATGCGTCCCGATGCACGGCGGTCTTCCAGCTGGTCCCCATCGCCTGACGAACGGAGGAGGAGCATGAACAGCGTACTGCTTGACCTGATAGAACGCGGAAAGTTCATACGCCTGAAATCGTCCGCGGGACAGTTCAACTTCTCTTGGAACAACCCCAATGGTAGGCTGTGGGTGTTCCCTTCTGGAACTACCGAAACGACAGGCGGTGCGCCCATTTCCTCTTCTACTGCACAACAGCCGGACGTTCAGATTCCGGTTGGTGGTGGGGAGG